GAAACTCGGTTATATTGGTTCCACAAGCCAACCCAAGCGCCGCCGACGGGGCCGCCGCTCGCGGCAGCAGGCGTCGGGTTGAATGTCACCGTCGCCGCGCCGGCATCGCAAGCGATCGTGCCGACGTAGAAGCCGTAGCCGGCAGCGGGGCCATTGGTGATCGGCAGCGAGTTGACCAAGAAGCCTTGCACGCGATTCAGCGACAGCGCGCGCGTCGTGGGATTCGTCCATGCAGGTCCGCGCGACAGTGTCGCTACGCCGGCTTTGAACCAAACGAATAGGTCGTAAAGACCGCCGGCGACCGCGGCGGCAGGCGAATTTGTCGTGTCATTGAGTGGCTGGCTGATCTCGGCGAACACCGTCGAACTCCACGCCGAGCCGTTCCACTGTGGCACGATAGCGCCGACGTAAGGCGTGTAGATAAGCCCGCTTGCCGCGGTCACTGTCGCCGATAGCACCGGCACGCCGCTGGTCAACGTCAGCCGGCCGCTGGGCAGGAAAGCGACACCAGTTCCCGCCAGCGGCGACCACAAAGCGCCGTAGCCCTCGAATTGACTGAGCGACGTGTTGTAGCGGATCATACCCGCTACCGGTGAGGCGCTGCGCTGCCCGGTCGTGCCGGCCGGAATTTCGATCTCGCCGGTGCCGGTCATCAGGAGATCGGTGGCGAACGTAGCAGCGCCGGTGACAGCAAGCGTTCCACCGATCGATGCGTTACCGCCGAACGTCCCGTTGCCCGAGACGGCCAGGTTGGCGAAGTTCCCCGGCGAATTTGATCCGGGCGGCAGCAGCAGCCAAGCGCCGCTGGCGCCAGTTGGTTCGATGACCGTTGAACCGTTGTCGACCGCCGTGCTGGCGGCGCTGTACCAGAACAGACCCTGCAGCCCGTCGCCTTCGGAGGCGCCACCGAGCACCGACACACACATATCGTTGAGCGCGGTGAAGGTGCGCAACTGAGCGAAGTTCTGAATAACTTGGACGTAGGTGTTGAGCAAGTCGGCAGGGACGACGCCCGTACCTTGAACGCTGACGGTGGGGAGCGGCTGAGCCATCAGGACACCCTGAACCACTTGCTGACCGAAGCGGTGTATTGCCACGCCGTGTGGCCGTTCGCCGCGAGCGTCGTAATCGCGCTGAGAATCGTTTGGCCCGTCGGCGCGCTTAGTGTGAGCGCAGTGATAGTTTGGCTCGACGAGATGCTGAGTGTCTGGCCATCGATCGGCGTCACAGGGAAGATGACTGCGCCGGTCGCGAGCGTGCCGGCTGGGTCGAGCAGCAGCGACGTGACGCCGTTCGCCACCTGAATCGAGAAGCCGGTCGTCGGCGTCTGGTAGGAGTAGACCGTCGCCAGCTTCAGCCACGCGCCAGAGACGGCGCCGGTCGGCACGATGACCGTCGCGCCATTGTCAGTCGCCACGCTGGCGGCGCTGTACCAGAACGTGCCGCCCAGCCCATCGCCGGGCGACGCGCCGCCCTGCACGATCGCCAGCATACTTGTCAGGCCGGTGAAGGTTCGCAGCTGCGCGAAGTTCGTCACCGTCTGGACGAACGTGTTCAGGTTGTCGCTCGAGACGACAGCGAGACCTTGAACGAAGACGGCGGGAAGCGGTGCGGTCATAGCGACGAGCCTACCATAATTTCACTCTCTCCACCAACGCCCCGCGGCAAGCAGGGGTCATGCATGGCTCAGCCTTTCGATTGGGCCAGTCGACGAGCGGCGCGCGCTCACAAAGGGTCAGAAAGCCGCCGAGACAAGCGAGCCAGAAGATGGCGAGCCAAGTCACGCGATTTCGCCAATTGCCGGCTGCGTGTAGGTCGGGTCAGGCGTCACGCCGTCAGCGAGGAACTTGACCGGCGGATAGATGGTCACGTTGGCCGGAATCGCCAGCAGCCCGCTCGCGAAAGGATTCAATCCGTTGATGCGCAGCCGAGCCCAGTAACCCGTCTGGCCATCGACCGCGCCGACGACATTGAGGAAGTAGCTCGCCTGCGGATTGGGGTCGCCAGGAACCGGCCCCTGCGTGATGAACGCGCCAGCGCCGCCATTCGCCGCCGCGTTCCAGAAGCCCATCGCCTCTGCGAGGGCCTGAAGCGTCGGCGCGTCGGTCGAGTTGATCACGAAGTCGGTCAATGGAGGGGTGTCCCTAGGAGGGTGTTGCGTTGAAGAACGGGGGCGTGGAGGACGGAGTTGTAGAGGGCGAGCTTGCGGATGTAGCCGCCGATGAAATCGGCGCTACCTTGAGTGCCCAAGTACCTAGACGAGGACGATGGGAACGTTGCCGAGTAATTACTAGGTGACGTGCCGTTCGAGGCTAATTGTATCTGCGTTTTAGATGCTGTTACCGCGACCCTATTCGTGTTCGTTGGAGTTACAGTCCCGTCGGTAAAGCCCGTTGTGCCATTGTATGCGCTTACAACATTACTCGATATATAAGCATAGTAGTTCAGCGGACCCTGCCCCCCGATTAACATCGCGACACTCGCATTCACACCGCTCGACTCAACAACGGCGCTCCACGATGCCCCCTGCAGCACCCCCAGCGCCGGCCCCACGATGCCAACCACGTCCGCCGCGCGGGTGACGGCGGAAGCTCCGCTTGGGATGGCACTCGTCGGAAACGCGCCTAGCTCAACCTGCGGATAACTCATCGCTCCAAGCGTCGTGACGGTGACAACGAGGCTCGTGGTTGAGGTCGTGCCGGTGTACGTCGTGCGCGCGGGATAGGCGCTGCCAGTCATCACTTGCGTGAGTGCGCCGGAAAGCGTCAGAACGCCTGTGCCGTAGAAACTGATCGAATAGGCCGAGCCGTTGACGACGGCGATCGTCTGTGTCGCGGGCGCGCCGGAATTGAGATAGAGGTTCGTCCGGGCCTCCTCGACCCTCAGCCCCCGCGGCGCGAGCGCGGTCGGATCGTAGTCAAACGCCGGGCCGTAGTAGGCCGCGCTCGTAGTGATGACCTGATCGCCGGGGCGGGGAGTGGTTTCGTAGGTGACGACGGAGAGGGTAGCACCATAGACATAAATAGTCTGAGCCGTTTCCCATGTAGAATACCCACCAAAACCTACACGTGGGCCGCTCCCTATTGACCCGGAAGGAGCAACTCCGTAAACAGCAAAGTGTTGCCACGCCGCCGTTACGGAAACGGTATTCACACTAGGATCAGACCAAAATTTGCCCGCGACATCATCCCCGATAATCGGAACTACCGCTGTTCCAGACAATGTTCTCGCCCAGAACGAGAACATAAAAGTACGCCCAACTATGGTACAACCTGTTGCTGATGGTTGTCCAACAAAATTATCAGCAGCGTTAGCCGTAACAATCTTGTTTGCTGAATTACCTCCAAGTGGATCAGTAACATCTGATGTATTAGACGTAACCGTCGCATGGCTGGCAGACCACGCCGCGTTGCTAAACGTATTTGAATACGTCAGCAGATTATTCGGCGCATACGTGATCACCCCCGTCGCGTCGATGATCGTCCGCAGCGACGGGCCGGAATAGGTGTAGAGGCTCGACGGGAGGGTCGAGTTGATCGCGGTGAAGTCGGTGTAGACGGCGGGGGCGTAGCCGCCGGATAGCACGACCGCCTTCTGACTTGGGCTCAACGCCACCGCAGGCGCGAGCAGCCCGAGGGTCAGGCCAAGGATGGCGACGAGGGTGCGGAGGGAGGGGCGCATCAGTTTTCGTACCCCGAGGCGTCAACGGAATAGGCCCCGACGCCCGGCGTGTACGTCGCAGTCGCCACGGCGCAGGCGTAGATGTTGGCGGAAGGCGACGTGTCTTGGTTTTTGTAGGAGGCGGGTGGCAGGAAATCGACCTCGAAATAGGTCTTGGCGTCGCCTTGGGTTTGGGCGACTGCGGCAGGCGTCGCGCTAAATGGCTGGGCGATTAGGTGCAGATCGTCCGTCGCCGACCCGACGAAGTTGGAGTTATCCGTGCAGGTGGTCGAGGCTGGGGATTTGTCCCAAATACGCCACAGCAGCCCCGTCGTGTCGCCCGCAACCGAGTAGCCGAAGAAGCGAGAGACTGCGCCAGAGCCGCCCGCAACGCGCGCCACAGGGATCGTGAACAAGCCGCCGACGACCTTGCCGGCGGTGTGGGACGAATTGGCTGGCGTCTGCGTTGCCCCCGCGCCAAGAGCAGGAGCCGTCCCCGAGTCAAACCCCGCCACATACAGAGGCGCTCCGCTGCTGTTGGTTGGGGAGACACAGAGATCACCCGTCAAATCTATTGTCAACGGAAACGGCTGGCTTACCGTCAGCGATTGACCGCCGCACGCCGACACGGTGAAGGCCGAGGCCGTCTCAGCTTGCGCCGGCGAGCAGAGCCAAGCCGCTGCAAGTGCGGCGAACAAAATTCTCTTCATCTCACGTCATCCATCGACAGAGAAAAGCCCAGCCGGTCGTTCCGCCGAACATCGCGATCGAATCCGTGGGGCACGACGTGCCGTTGAGAATGAGCGGCGCGCTGGCCGCCGACAGCAGCATGCCCGACGTCGCCGACGGCACGGCGCAGCCATAGGGGTCGAGATCGCTATTCATGATGAAGACGTAGGGTGCGATCACGTAGCCGGCGCCAGGATCATCGATGACGATCGACGAAATGGACAGATTCGGCGTCGAGCCGGTCATCACGCAGTGGGCGCGCGCGACTCTCCCGGCGACGATCGACGAGTTGGGCCCGTCGCCGCCCGGCTGATTGAGGCCGAGAAAAGCCGTGTTGCCCGAGTAGCCGCCGCCGGCGAAGCGCACGACCGGCGGCTTGGAGAAGTTGAAGCCGGCGTTCGTCACCGTGATCGAACTGATAGCGCCGTTGGTCAGTGCCGCCGTGGCGCGCGCCGAGCCGAACTCAAACCACAGCGGCCCCGCCGACACATTCTGCAGCATCAGAAAGGAGCGGGACGGCGTCTCCGGCAAGATTAGCTGCGGCGTGCCGCCGGTCGTAACTGAGCCGTCCGCGGTGAAGAGAGGATGGCGCTTGGCCTGATTGCCTGAGCCCACAAGTTGCATCGGATTTTGTCCTTTTCGCCTTTAGAGGGCTTGACTGCTTTCAATACTATGGTATGGATACGTCTCTGGCGCGGCCTGCTAGGTTACGGCTAGCTCCGGTAGGGTGCGGTTTGGCGGGGTCATAGACCTCTCCCACGACGAAGATCAAGAAGCACGAGAGGAAGTATCACGCCAACAGTGAACACACACAGGATTAAGAGGCTGTTGAGTGTTTGCTCTCGCATCGCGTAAAGAGCCAAAGTGAAAACGAAGATAACAGCCACCAGCATCAGCGCTTTCGGGGCGAGAATAAAGCCAATTCCCCTGAGCGTGGCGACGAGCGTGTCATGCGTCGAAGAGTCCGGTTCCACCGGCGGGGTCTGGGGCACCGGGTTCGGCGGGTTCGGAACTGCTCTCGGCCGCTGGGGGACGTCCTCGACGCTTAGGCGTCTCACTGAACTGTCGCTTGATGTCATCGAACTTGGTCTTCCCTCGCTCCGGCGGCTTCAGCACGTTGCGCGTCTTGGCCCAATCGACGACCGCCTGAAAGGCCTTGACGCGATCCGACAATTCGACCTTCGGCGGCTCGGCGCCCTCCACCTTAGCACCGAACCCAGCGGCGTCCAACAGGCTTGCCGCGGCTTCGTCGATCGTGTCGAGAAGGTCGCTCATCGAACATTGACCCGGTGCTGGATGTACCGACCGGCCTCTTCGCCCATGAGCCCGACAGCGACGGCGGCGCCGACCATCTTGGCGAGCCTGACCGCGTGTTCGTGATCGGCGTTCTTTGTCTCGGCCTCACGCACAGCGCTGAAGAACTTCTGGTATTGGGCCTCACTGATCGAGCCGCGATCGTACAGCTTCTTGGCCGTCGACTCCGCCGCCGAGACGATTTGCTTCGGCGTGTTCTTCGGTTCGTTCATCTCGATCTCGAGACGACGGATGTCGCTGCGCGCGGCGACCGCTTTGGTCTTTGTTTTGGCGAGATCCTCGATATTGCGCTGCGTCTCCGCCGCGCGCCGCGGCGCTGCCTCGACAGCCTCCAAGCTCGGCTTGATTGCGGAGAACTCCTTGTCGAGACCCGTCTTCTCCAGCACCATCCGATTGTTGCTGAGGAACGAGCGCAGTTGCGCCGCCGTCGGCGTGCGCGCCGTCGCGCCCGAGCCGTAAAGCTCGTGCTGCAAGACATTGCGCGTCGACTCGCGAATCGCCGGGTTCTTCTGGATCAGACGTTGGAGCGCCTCGGCCCCGGCTTGCGTCTTGCCGGTGACGGCGCGCTTGATCGCCACCGGGTCCATCGTTCCGGCGCCGGAGTAGGGATCTTCCATCGCAGCTTTCTTAAGCGCGCCGGTTCGCTCATAGACGTCAAGCGGCCGGCTGAGCCGCGCGTAGGCCTCGCGTGCCGCCTTCATCTGCGGATGTGTTTTCTCCAAATTCGCCAGAAAATCGTCGCGAACTTCGGTCAGCCGATGAGCGGCGTTGGGCGACATCTCGTCGATGTGCTTGTTGAGCGTCTCGAGGATTTCACGCGCCTGGCGGATCGACACCGCTTGAATCGCCGGCTGCCCCTTGACGCTCGGCGCGTTGGTCAACGACTTACGGAATTGGCTGAGCGCCGCCTTGAGTTCGGAGCTCTTGGTCTCAGCTTCCGCCGCCTTGGCTTCAGCGGCGAAGCGACCCGTCGGCACCGACGGCGCGCCGCCATCTGACTTGACGGCCTTGTCGAAGCCCGACTTCGTGGCGCGCTCGGCCTTCAAAGCCTCCATATCGGCGACCGCTGTCTGGTGAACCTGCTCGCCCAACGCCTCGGGCGTCGAAACCGGTTTGGCGGCCTCGGCGGCCTCGGCGGTGATCTTCTCCTGGTGCGCCGCCGTGTCGGCCACGCCGGCCGCTGCTTCCTTCTTGGCGCCCATCTTGTCGATCTGTGCCAGCTTGGCGGTCCGCTCCTCGGCGGTCAGCGCCTTGCCGGTCTCGGCGTTGACGCCCTTGCGCAACTCCTCGGACAGTCGGCGCGCCTCGCCGCCCCAAACGTCGCCGACTTCCTTGCCGACCCACTTGGCGCCGCCGGCGATCGCCGGAAAGGCGCCGCCCGCCGCGCCGCCAACTGCGCCGCCGACCATCGCCTGCTTCAGCTTCTCATCAGCGCGCTTCTTAGGATCGGTTTCGTCGGTCGGCGTCATCAGCCCGGCGCCCGCGCCGCCCCGCGCGCCCTCGAAAACGCCGCGCCCGAGCCGCGCCAGCGTCGGTCCTTCCTCGACCAGTTCCTTGCCGACCGTGCCTGCCGCCTTGGCCCCAGCGCCGACCGGAACCAACTGCGCAGCCACGTTGCCGAAGGTCTGCGCCTGCGGCGAGCCGACTTTCCCCAGCAGACGAGCGGCTTCGGCTGAGCCTTCGCCCACGTCGCCAGGGATGCCCGAGAACAGTTCGAACGGTGCGCGCGCCGCGCCCGCGAGAGCGCCCGCCGCGCCCGACGCCTCGTCCTTGGCGAACTCGCCTGGCGACTTCGGCGCTAGAAACTCAGGGTCGCCGGCGAGGTTGGCCATCAGCCGATGCGCGTAATCCGGCGGCTTGTCTTTGTCAGCTTCCGCATAAGGGTTCTTGCCGACATCCTGCGCGTAAGCCTCTTGCGGATCGAACGGAACCATCTTGGCGCCAGGCGGAAGCGGCGGAGCCTCAGACGCTGTGGCCTTCGTATCCTCGTCCATCGGAACAAGCCTGGCTCCAGGCGGAAGCGGCGGCGCCGAAGCGTCGTTCGTCGCGTCTGAAATCGCATCGGAGGCGACCTGAGGTTGAGAATTTTCGACGGATTTCGTCTGAGTGGCGTCGAAAGCCGTTCCGTCGAAGTCCTTAGTCATCATTCCGTAGATCTGGCTCAGATTTCTCGGCTGGTTCGGATCGCCGCCGTGAAAGAAGATCGTCGGATTGTATTTTGCTTCGAGCGGAAACAGCGCCGCGGCGTTGGTCGTCGGCTCAACCTGCATCGCTTTCAGAAATTTTGGGCCGCCGCCCGTTCCGAGAAAATGCATCATGTAGAGGTTGGACGGCGTCGGATCGAACCCCTCTTTCTGCAGGACGCGCGAATTGTCGGCGGTCAGCGCCTTCATCGCCTGATCCTGCTTGTCGCCGTTCCAGATATCCTCGGGCCGCAGCCCCAGCTCAGGATGCGCGGCGGCGACGCCCAGCCACGTCCGCTGCGTGAACTGGTAGCGGCCGAACGCCGTGCCGTTGCCGGCCATGTCGTTGCCGCCGCTCTCGCGCCGGCGCACGGTCGCCATATAGTCGCCGCCCGCCGGCTGCGCACCGGCGGGAGCGCCGCCGGCCGCCGGCGCGTTGAAGTAGCCCGGATGCGTCTCGGGCGTGATCTTGCCGGGCTTCACCGCGGGCTGGGGAGTGGCCTCCGGGGGCGGCGCAAGCGGAACCGTCGGCGCCCAAGGCGTCGTTTGGTCGAGCGCAGCGCTGTCATCCAGCAGGCTCATTGCGCCGCGACCCCTTTAACCCACTGGTTATTAACCAGCCACATGTAGCTACCGTCAGCAAGTTGCGCCTTGCTCGTGGCGCCAGGCGGCGCTTTCAAAGCGCCCTGCGGCGCGCCGCCAACCGCGGGCGCGGCGCCCGGCGGAGCATCATACGTCACCTTACCCTTTAACTTCGGCATCGGCGGCGCGGGCCGCCCGGCGAGCAACGCCGACACCCGCTGGCGATCCCACTGAACATATGGCTCGGCGATGGAACCCGTATCAGGATCGATGAACAGCTTTCGCATCGTATCGGCAGGAATGCCAGTCATGTCAGCAGCAGAAGTGTAGTGACTGAATTGCGTCGCGTAACCAGCGACTTGGCCGCCGAGAAGCTCTCTTACCGCATGAATGATGTCCAGCAGCGATTCCTTACCGCGAGATGGGTCGAACATCGCAGACAGCTTCTCGCGTTCGTCCACCGATAGATTTCCAGCGCCGGAGATCGCCTTAGCGATCTCGTTGCCGACAATATCGCCCTTGACCTCCTCTTCGGCCAAGTCGCTGTTATTGATTTGGTTGGCGATTCCGACAAACATCTTATTAAATAGGCGAGTATCCGAGCCATTCGGCAGCGCCATGACCGCCGCCTCCATCGAATCGAGATGGTTCACGCTGACCGTCAAATAGCGGATGCCTTTGGCGGACGGACCGGCTGCGGCGTCGAGGCGCTGCTTCTTTGCCGCGTCGTACCACTGAGCGCTAAAGCCGTCCTTGCCCTCTTCCTTGGCGATCTCGAAAGCGCGCAGGTTCGTCTGCTCCCAGGTGTTGTTGCGCGCAGCCACGGCAGGCGAAGCCAACGGCAGTTTCAGATCGACCATCAGGCGTGCGTTCTCTTCGATCTGCTCAGGCGCGAGCGGCTGTGTTCGCGCGCCACCCTTCTCCGCGATCTTCAATCGCTCCTCTGCGACCTTTTGACGCGCCTCGTCGGCCTTGGTCTTCTCCTCCAACTGCTCGCCTTGCATGTCGATCTTGGCGGCGGCTTCCTTGGACTTCTCGGCGAGTGCGGCCTGATCGTGTTCGATCTTCCTCTCAAGATCGAGAAACTTCGGCTCGGCGGGGTCGGCGGCGACCAACTGCTCCGCTTGAGTAAGCGAATCAGCTTTCTTAAACTCAGGGTCGGCGGCTAGGGCCATAGCCGCAATCTTGCCGGCGTACTTTTTGTCAATCTCGTCCTCTCTGACCTTCGTCTGCTCGTCATGCCAATTCAGCATATCTTCATGCTTCGCCCAGCCGATCACGCCGCTCTGTTCCATCACTTCCAACGCCACTTTGTCTTTGAACGCCGTGCCGAGAGCCGTGATGCGCGCGCGATAATCCGCCGTCTCTTCTTTGGTCAAATCGGTGTTGTTCCTGATTCGGTCCTTAACCGATTCGAGCAGATCCTTGTAAGCGTCGCGTTGGTATTCGTAGAGCTTATGCGACTGGTCGACCGCATCCTTGTACTGCTCATAAGACTGCTTCGCCTTATCGGCGTCTTGCTCTTTGAAAGCCTTCATCACAGCAGCGCCGGCGTTCATCGCCGTCGTCATCGGCGTGCGCGTGAAGTGCGAAGCCAACATGGCGAAACCCATCGCCAACGAACCCCACGCTTCAAGCGGAGTCGTCTCTTTCGGCGGCGCATATGGCGCCTGCGGCTTGTAGGCTGGCGGTGCATTCTTAGCGAAGAAATCGCCCTCGATCCGCTGATTGTCGGCCTTGGCCTTCTCCAGCTTCGCGTCGTGCTCCGCCGTCTCCGCGTCGATCTTGCTGCTGAATTCCTCGAAACCCTTGTCCAAGTCGGTGTGCAAATCGGCAAGCGGGCTCGGCTGCGACGAGAGCGCCGCAGCGGCGCTACCGGAAGAGAACGGGTCGGCGGCGAGCGGAAAAGCGGTCGGCATCGATCACCCCACAGCCTTTAAGCCCATGCCGGCCATCCCGCCGGCGAAATTGGCGATCGAAGCCGACAGCGCCGCGTCCTGCTTGATCGAAGCGTCCATCAGGCTCTGATAAAGCTGAGCCGAGAACTCGCTCTCGCTGACGCCCTGCTGAAGTAGGTTCATGGCGATCTGCGCGCCATGGCTGACTGTCGTCTGCGAAAGATTGGCGAGATCCTGAGCCTCCGCGCTCGAACCCGTCTGGCCGCGCGAAGCGTACTGCGAACGGATCATCGCCGCAGCGGAATCATGCGCCGACGACAGCCCTGCCGAAACACCGGGCGGCAGCGTGCCAGAAGTCAAGTAGGACTGAAGTTCCTGGCCCTGCGCCGACATCTGCGCCGCCTCGGCGCTGACTTGGCCCTGGTAAGCGGGCTTCTTGTCTCCTTGCAAAATTGACGACGCCAAGCCGCCGGCGCCCAGCGCCATCGGCCCATAGGATTTCAGCATGCCAAGCACACCAGCGTCGGTCCCCGCCTTTGCGCCTGGGCCAAGAGCGCCTGCAACTTCTGCTCCTGGTGCGGCCGTAGTCGCTGGCGCAGCTGCGCCGGGCGCCGCGGCAAGGCCCGTCGGCGCGCTCGACGTCCCGAGCGCCGATGCGGCCGTGTCGCCGGTCAGACCTGACGACGTGCCAGCGCCACCGCCGGCGCCAGTCAGCGATGAATCACCGAGACCAAACTCGCCGGTGGCGCTCGGCGCCGCCGCGGCGCTGGCAGGCGCAGCAGCGCCAACAACCGACCCTGCCGGCGCACCAACGCCAGGTGCAGCACCAGAAGCCACGGCAGTTCCAGGCACTGTTGCGGTGTCGAGACTCGTACCAAGGGAGCCAGGTACGCCAGCGCCCATTGCTGGCGTAGAACCAAGCGCGGGCATGTCCGAAGTAGCCCCAGTAAGAGCCGAGCCTAAACCGCTAAGAGCGCTCCCCGTTGCATCAGCGGCCCCAAATCCAGCCGCGATTTCAGCATCTGTAGTGCCGGCCATCCCAAGACCTGTCACGACAGACCCTACATCCAAAGGCGCAGTCGCGCCCGCCAAAGCCAATGGTGCGCCAACGTCAGCCGCGACGGTCGCGCCAGCGCCAAGCGCCGCGCCAGCCGCGCCAATGCTGTCCGTGATGGCCGCAATAATCGGAATCGAAACGCATCCCATCGTCAGTCTCTCAGCCAGAGATAGTACTCATGCTTGATCAGCACCGCTTTGAGCCGTCTGAACCATACTCCAAGACGAGCCCCGCGGCCAAGCATTCGGTGGTGCATCAGCGCGTAGTCGGCGCCGGCCGCCTTGAGGCCGGGAAGCGAAAAAGTCAGCATCCGATAGCCGAGGCCGGCGAACCGAGGATCGATGTAGATCGCACCCTGGTTCGCCACGATCAGCCCCTTCGATTCGATATCGGGCATCAGGCTCCATGAGAAATAGCCGACCAGGCGACCGCCGACCCGCGCCCCGACCACGCGAAGCACCCCGGCCCTTTCCGCGTCAATCATCGCCTGCTCGTCGATCTTGCACGGCCTTTTCTCGGCGAGAACGCCCTCGACCTCGTTGAAATGTGCTCGCACCAGCACTTCGCCTTCAGGCCACGCCGACGCCCACGTCTCCCATGCAATAACCACGGGATCATCCATGACCGACAGCCGAACAGTGCGCTGCAACCTCCCGCTTCATCGCATCAATCGAGACTTGATTCGCTGCAACCTCCCGCAACTCAGCTACGAGATCGATCTGGACATTGACGTGCGCCCATCGCGCGTCCCACTCCGGCTTCCAGCCATAGATAAGGCAATGCTCGAACATGCGCCGACGGTTCTTCTGCTCGTACAGATCACGAAACGACATCGACAGCACGCCTGGCTCGCGCTCGATCTCGTCGAGAATAGCGTCGCGCTCCTCCAGATCCCCGGCGCGCGGCACGATCCCAAACTGCGACAGGCTCAACTTCACATCCTCAATCGGCCGCCGCACGACGGCGATCGCCGCTGCGGGAAACCGCTCGCGCAGCAGACGCCAGCCTGCCATCGCACCGGTCTCGACCGTGCCGATCATACCGCTATCGAAGTTGTGAAAGAAGTCGTCTATCGAAGCGCTCCGCGCCGCGATGTCGTGGCCGACACACTCGCCACTGTACGACAGATACTTCGAAAGCCACGCCGTTCGGCTGCGAGGAAGAGCGAAAACGACGAACGGCCTCACACTCAAATCTCCAATTTCAGTTCGGCTTGCTGATGCTCGAGATAATGGAGACGCACCCACGCCTCGAACTGTGGCTTGTCGCCGAAATTGACGTCCTGCAAATCGCTGCTTTGCAAGCCGAGAACACCGTTCATGTCGCCGTGAAGCTGCGAGTTGTTCTGCAAGAAATCGCCGATCGCGTTAGAGTCGATCGGGTCGACCTGATAGTCGCTCAGATCGGCGCCATATTTTGTCTTGATCGCCGCACGGATACGGTCGTGGCTGTTGCGATGGTCCCACGAAAACCGATTCCAGCCGTCAGGCGTTTGCGGGAGATTCTCGAGCGCTGCCAGCATATCATTCGCCAGTTCGATTACTGCGCCCAGCGGGGCGAGTCGGTCCTGGCTCAACCTGCGGAGATGTCCACGGCTCATCGCGATTCCACCCCATCCCCCGCCACGACGCGGTCCCGTTGACAGTCTGAGCTAAAAAACCGTCAGCGCCGCGCGGATTCTCGCCGCGAGCGACGTTCTTCTCAAAGTCCATTTTGACGCCGGTGGTGCGCATGGCCATGGGGTTTCTCCTCACGTGAAGAACGCGTCTTGCTCGATGTAGCCTATCACGAGATCGGCCAGGGTGAAATCAGGACTGTTGCTGGCGAAGCGTAAGCCCATCGAAAAGAAGGCGTTGCCCTGGATCGACGTGCCCCAAACGTTCCAAGCCGGCGCCGGGGACGCTATGGCGACCTGGTTGAGGAACGGCGCCGACACGCCTTCTGGCACGGTGACGGCGAAGCCGTTGATCGCGCCGCCGCCCATACCGGAGATCGTCGCCGTCAGCGCGCCGCTAATTCCGACCTCACCGATGGAGTTGTCCTGCGCCTGCATCCAAACGCCTTGCGCCGCCTTTTCGATGAAGATGCGGTCGGACCCGTAGAGCTTCGTGTCAAACCGCGACTGAAGGTTTGACGACGGCGCTGAGAACAGCGGGTAAATTGAAATCCCGTCAGTCCCAAAAGCATTGTATATGGAGCCGGTCTTCTGCGTAGAAATGAATTGAAGACTGACTGTTTGCGACATGACAGCCCAGTCCTTCTCGTTCCACGTCGCCATAACGTTGCGCGTCGCGCCCGTGTCGGGATCGACGACCGTCATCAGCAGCAGATAGTGCTTGATGTTGAAGATCGTCGCGATTGCCGAGCACGGCGTCACCGCACCCGCCGTCGGCGGGAAGATCGCGTTGGTGAACAACTGGTCAAGCTTGCCGCTGATCTTGGTCGCCGCGCCGCCGTACAGACCGTAGATCCCGGCTCGATTAGCAAAAATCGTCGAGCGACTAAAATCCTGCAGCGAATCGCGCCACGCGCAACCCACCTGCGGATCGACGTTCTGGTAGTTGAACGTCGTGGTCGACGGACTGCCCGACGTGTTGACGTTGGAAATAACGCTGACCGAGCCGTTGCCGAGCGCATAGAGATAGCCCGACGATTGGCGGACCTGCGTGTATTGGAGATCGAGAAAAGCGTCGGTGTTGACCGCGCTGACGCCGCCATCCGAAGTGGCGAAATCGACAAACGATCCTGGTGCAGACGCCTGCCAATTACCGCCAGGCGGCAGCGTCGAATATGGTGACGGCGCTGGATCAAAAATCCACATCCGCGACAGATAGGTCTCCATCACCGAACCGCTGACGCCAAACGGCATCAGCGTCAGCGTCGCCGCGGCGGCGTTGTTGGCGCCGGGCTGAACGATAACCGCAGGCGCCGTCGTGTAGTACTGACCGACAGCCGACACTTCAACCGAATCGATCGACGTTGGTGCATACAAAACCGTGGCGCCGGCGCCTGAACCGCCACCGCCGGTGAACGTAACTTGGACCGGATCTGTGTAGCCGAAGCCGGGGTCCGTCAACGTGATGTAGCCCACCGCGTCGCCGTCAAGAACCGCCGCCGCCGCGGCGTTTGAGCTGCCACTGCCACCGCCAACGAACGCTATCGTCGGCGCTGAAGTGTAACCAGAGCCGCCTGCCGTCAGATTCACCGAGGCAACTTTCGTTGCAGTGAGCACCGCAATCGCAACAGCGCCTGCGCCTGCGCCGCCGATGAGCTCCAGCAGCGGAACTGACGTGAAACCGCTACCGCCATTAGCGACTGCTATTCCACCAACGCCTGTCGGAACCAGAACGGCACTCGCCTGAGCGCCGACGCCATCACCAACGATGAGCACGCCTGGCGCTGTCGTGTAGCCGGAACCGGCGTTGGTCATCGTGACTGCCGTAATGGCCCCACCGACGATCGTCGCCGCCGCCGCAGCGTTCACTCCGCCGCCACCACCCGTGAATTGAACGCTAGCGAATGTGTAGCCCGAACCGGGAACCGTGACCGTCACGCCGGCGGCAGACGTCGCAGTGAGCGCGGCAACGAGAACCGGCGATGTGTCGGTCCCGCCGCCACTGAACGCTACCTGGACGACATCACCCGGCTCATAGTTCGAGCCTGGATTGGTGATGTTCATCTCGACGATCTGACCGCCGATAATGACTGGTGTAATCGTGATACCCGAGCCGAAACCGCCATAAACCGTCAGGTTCGGCAGTGACGAATAGGCTGCGCCTCCCGAAGTGAGGTTGACGCCAGCTGGCGCGACTGTTCCGGCCGAATAGAGCAGCACGCCGTCCCATGCCCAGTAGTCGTCCTGCGTGTTGCGATTGCTGATGAGCAGATACTGCGTGCCCCACTGCCGCGCGTAGGGCAGATAGCCGGTCGAAGCCTGGTAAAACATACCGGGCGGGCCGATCTTCGTCTGCGCCAGCGACGACATGCTGACTTGGATAGCCGAGCCGTCGGAAAGGAAAACAGCACAGTAATAAACGATTCCAATGTTGAAGAAGCACTTCCAAACGATTGTCAGGCCGCCCGGCGCCGTGAAAATCGGCGTGCCTTTGTCCCACACCGTGCGCAGGTTGCCGTCACCCAGCCGAACGAAGTTCTCCAGCCACAAGAACTCGTTGTCAGCGATCGCCACTGGCGACGCCTGAACGTTCATTCCACCGAACGGGAATGGGCTATAGGTTTTGAATCCATCCGGCAGGCCGAGCGACTGCTGAGCCTTCGACGAAAGCTGGCCGCGCGGATCAGGCATTGCGCGCCTCCGCGGCGGCGCGCTCGGCGTCGAGCACCTTCTGGAATGCCTCTCGCGTGCGTGCGATCGTCATCGTACTGGCGGCAATCGCGGCGCGCTGCGCCTCACGAATCTTCTCAGTTCCGGGCTGCGAGCCGAGATCGATCAGTGTGTCGAGCAACAGCGCCAGCGTCGCCGTGCGCACCGGCGTCTCGACGCGCGCCGGATCGAGCCCGTCGCGAATCACGCGGGCCTGAGCGATCGTCGAAGCAGTGTGATCCTGCGGCATTATGTCACAAGCCTAGCACTAAAGTGCTGAACTATAGTATGACTTGACCTTGCCGCCGTCCACGGCGACACGCGCGACGCCTATGCCGCTGGCGAACTGATCCTCCATCGCCTGCGCCTGAGCGTAACGGCCGCGCGACATGAACGAAAACTTGGCGGCGCCGAACATCAACGCGTCCTGAAACCCGCTAGGGATGACGTCGAAGTCGTCGTCAGTGTTCAGGTTCTTCGGCGTGCAAATCGCGTCGAGCTCCATCTCGGTCGCCTGAGACGGCGCAGGGTACACCCAGATCTCGCCCTGAGGCCCGTCATTGTAGACCGACCACAGCACCGGCCATGACGTGTTCAGCACCGAATAGGCGCGCGCGTAGGCCTGAAGGTCGTCCCAAGGCATCCAGTCGAGTTGCGGTCGCGTCGTGCCACCCCAGTTGACCGCCAGCGCGACAGCGTCGATCACCTCGTCGCAGCCGGCATACTGAGCCTGAAGAGCAGGATTGAAGAAGCCGACGAATGGATAGCGCTCGACGCCGGGAATCGTCATCATCGCATTCTGCACCGCGCCATATGACCCCGACAGGGCCTGCGGAAAAGCGCCGGGCAGCGCGCCGGGCTGCATCGCGCCGGGGATCGCGTAACCCGGCTGTGCGCTCGCGCCGAACGCCGATTGACCCGTCACCAGCCGGCGAATGCACGCCGTGCGCTTGGCACAATCACGCCTCGCTTGATTGCACCACCTAACTAGCTGACTTCTCGACGTGAATGAAAAATTAGGGTCATTCAACAGTTGAGATGCGTCATTGATGATCTGGGATAGCGGCATGGCACACCAATGAAAAGCCCGCGCCCGCTGTTCGCAGGCGCGGGCTCTGAAACACCGTCAGCGTCGTATTAGTCCTTGAGCGGATCGACCGGAGCGACCGGCGTCTTGATGTTCAAAACCTCGACCGGGAACTTGGCCGTGACCGGTGCGCCAGCCGTGCTGAAGCCGTAGCAGACGGCGACGAGAGACTCTTCGACGAAAGTGGCGCCCGGCGTCATCGGCGAAATCACGCCCAGAGAATCGGCCGCCGCGAAGCCAATGACCGTGAAGTCCGGGCTCCCCGACTTGAGATTGACGACGTCGCCAATCGAAACTGCTTTGAACTTCGTGACAATCTGGGTCATGTGCGCGTCTCCTGTTGAACTAAGCCTTCAACTCATTGCGGCGTCAGATAGCTCGTGTCGGACACGAAGTACCCCATCGTGGCAAGCGCGCCGGTCGCGCCACCAGGCGTCGTGATCTGGTTGTTCATGATGACCAGCAGCGGCGTACCCTGATAGATGCCGCCATCCTGGACTACCGCCGTCGTATAGGCAGTAAGCACGCCGCCGGCGATCGGAATGTAGAGGCTGGCGTTTCGGCCCTTGACGAGACTCCGCTGCACCGCAACGTTAAGCACGGTGGAGTTGGCCGCAGTCGGCTGATCGATGCCAACAATCCAAGCCAGCGAGCCGGTAACACCCGACGCGCCGTTCGAGAAGGAACCGGACTGCAAGCCCGTGATCGACCAGTTCATCAGCACCGTCGCGGCGGCCGAGTTACCGCCGCCACCGGCGAACGACAACGTCGGGATCGGCGTCGCAGAGCCAGCGGAGAAGGCAATCGGTGTGCCGTGATCGAGACAGAGCAGCGCAGTGATCGTGCCAGAACCTGTCAGAACGGCAACCGCGGCGGCGTTGTAGCCAACGGTCGTGGCGTTCTGCCCTTCGCGCGGATCATTGAGGAAGGTGATCGTCGGCGGCGAGAGATAGCCGGCGCCCTGATCAACCACCGTGACCGTCGAGACGGTTGAGCCCGACAGCGTGCAGAACGCCGTCGCCTGAACGCCACCCGGAGGCGGCGCCGAAATCTGAACCTGCGGCGCGTAGGTGTAGTTCGTGCCGGCGTTGGTGACGGTAACGGTCTGACTGATCGCGCCGCCGACAATTGCCTTCCAGATCGAACCTCCCGCCGAAGCCGTGACAGTCGGCGCCGAAGTGAAGGATGTGCCAACATTGGTCAGCACCGCACCAACCGCGCAGCCATTCTGGTTGGCGAGGCGGTAGTTATTACCGTCCGAGGCAATGTACTCGACGCTGCCGCCACCCGAACCACCAACCGTCCGCCAAATCTGTGTGATCGGGTCGTACTGCTGGACTACGGAATATGGGCCGGACCGCACTTCGAACCAGCCAGCCGGAATGGTCGAGACTTGGCCTGCCTTCAACGCGACGACATTAGTCGTCAGACCCTTGAGGGACGGAGTGAGGCCGTTGCCACCGTAGAGACCCATAGCAATTTCTCCTTAAATCACAGCAGGTTGCGTTCCAGGAACGGCCTGCCACGCCGCGCCAGTGATGCCCGTGACCTGCGCGCCCGAGGACGGCTTGGCGCAGACGAGATCGGCGCACGAGATGAGAACGCCGACATCGGCGATCTGGCCGACGTTGATCAACGGCTCGAACCCCGAGAAGGTCATCGGCGCGTATTCGGACATGTACATGCCGGTGTAGCGGCTGTTGATGAAGAACGCCGAGCCGAGCGGGCAGAACGGATCGGGGAAGATCGGCGTGTCGAGCACCTTGATGCCGCGGAAGCCCGCGTTGACCACGTCGTCCTTCTCGTAGATCGAGCGCGGACGAGTCTGGTACATCTCGAGGCTCATGAAGTCGGTCATCAGCTCGGCCCAATTGGCCGGGTTCATGACGCCGAAGTCGGGAGCTTCGCCGCCGGCGCCGGACTGGATGCGCGTCAGAATCTGCGCCGCGCCGACGCGCGTCGTGACCGCGGCGCCGGTGTTGTTGATCAACTGGCCGGACCAGAACGAGCCGGGGGTACGTGCGATGCCGCCATAGGACGGGACGTTGGTGCCGTCATCATAGGCCTGCGACAGGCTATCCCACATCTGCGCATTGGCGTAGTTGTTCGAATAGAGCGCCTGCGCGTAGGCCTGCTTGATGACGACCGCGGCGTCCGACATGACGGCGCGCAGCTTGGGAATGACAACTTCGGAACTCTGGAGAATCGACTCCATGCCGAAGAAGCCAATCGGCACCATGCCGAGCTTGAGACTGAACTGCGCGTTCTGGATTGCCGCCTGATCGGTCGGCATCGGGAAGTTGCCGTCGAAGCCACCCCACGAGAACTGGACGAAGGAGTTGCCCTGCACCGGAACGGTGATCTGGGAAACGCCGCCGCGCGCCGCCTTGCTGTTCGACATGAGCAACGACAAAAGTGCGTGAGATTGGTATACTTGAACATAGCAACTCGGTAAAAAGGCTCTCCGCGTGAGGGCAGCCATCTGCGCCCCCAAACTACCTCCGGGAGTAATGCCAGAGCCCGTGAGAGTGCTTACCGGAGAATTGGGATAGGCCATGATCTACCTCACATACCGAACGACAGCGCGCCTAAGACTGCGCTCGACTGGTTGACTACCTCGTGGCTAAGGCCATGCTCGGTAAGAAGAGCCCGCGCCGCCGCGATCCTGTCTTCCAACCTCTGGCCGCTCGGCTGCTGCACGATCCACAGCTCAACGTATGTGCGGAGATACTTCATTGGGTTCCCAATGTCTCCCGCGTGAAACCGTCCGGGTCGCGCAAGAACGCCTCGATCTGGTCGTCCTGGTACTTGACCGGATTGCGGTGCAGCTCAGCCCGAGCCTCGTCCGCGTTCTTCGTGCCGAACAAATCAAGATCCTGAGATCGCCAAGTCGGTCCGGCCGGCGCGGTCGGCGGCGTCTTGGAAGCGACCCAAGCCGCAGCGGCGTCAACCGCGACGCCGACGTCGCCAGACACGCCCATCTCCTTGACGCGAGCGACAGCCTTGTCGATACCATCTTCGGTCAAGCTGTAATCGCGGCGCGCCTTGTCAATCGCCTGTTCGATCATTGTTTTGGCGCTGTGCTCTTCCCATGCCATGCGCTCTTCAGCGCGTGCTTTCTCGATCTTATCGAGACGCTCCCTGAGCATGACATTCTCGGCCCGAAGCGGCGCAACAAACGGCGCCACGGTGTCGTCGATGATCTTGGCGTCGGGGAACTTCGCCTTGGCGGCGCGGCGAACCTTCTCGCCGATCTCACCATCGCTCCACAACTGCTCGAGCAGCTCGGCGGCGCGAATCTGAGCTTGGGTGGCCTCGGCCATTTTACTTGGCCCTCGGCGCCGAGCCGCGCGACCCGTCCTTGCCGACGTGGTCGATCGACTTGATCCCGCTGAGACTGCCCTTCGGCTGAGCCGACGGGCGAGCGCCGATGTCCATCGCCTCGAAATCAGCGACATATTCCATCAGACTGCGATCGATCTTGACGTCGCCGTCATACGGCTTGGGGAATTTTCCGCTCGTCATCTCAAGCTCCTGGCATCGGTGGCATCGGGGGCCCGCCGCCGCCGTCAGGCGAAGGCGGAGGAGCAGCGCCCGCTCCGGGCATCTGCGGGGCCGGCGCGCCGGCCTGCTTGGCGTTTCGCGCCATCTCGACGAGTTGCTGGATCATCGCGCCGGGATCGCCCTTCGCGCCGCCCTCTTTCTCAACGGCCTTGCCGATTTCGGTCAAAGCCTTGAGACAGGCGGTGTGGATGGCTGAACCCATCGGCAGCGCGGGAAGCGCTTCCTGAAGAGTCTTCAGCCCCAGCTTCAGCTTCTCCATGCCGCTCGCCGCCGCGCCCTTCATCGGACCGGGCGCTGACGCTGGGCCAGCCACACCCGCCTGTGGCGGGAAGGGCGGAGCGCCGGGCATCATCGGCATAGGCATTCTGAAAAACCTCAGTGTGTTGGGCGAGGCGCGCGAACGCCTCGCCCATTGTTCACGGACGACCCGGAATTACTTCCGGCGGCCCTTACGACCCTTGTGACGCGCCATGGGAGTCTCCTTGTTGACGAGAGGGAAGAGACTAGCCTCACCCCTACGAGCCGAGAGACTACGCTGGACCAGAAGCGCGTGTCAATATATCGTGCGAAAAAGGCGAAGCTTATCAATACCATAGGATGGTATCAAAATGAGGATACCCCGTGACGCCAAGCAGCTGACCCAGTTCGTCCGCGAGACCGCGTCGCACTGCATGTCGTCCCGTCAGGCGCGAATGAACCGTGGCGCCTTCTATCAGGGCTACATCGACACCGGCTCGTCAGACGCAACGACGCCGGCGATGTACAACAAGCTGTGGGTGTCGCTCGACGACCTCGAATCCCTTCTGTTTTCCCCCGTATCGCTGCGCTTCCACATCGGCGACCCCGACTATCCCTCGGTGATCAACGAAGCCAAAGGCCGTGCCGCAGCCGCGCACATCCGAAACCAATACCGGCGCTGCGACGGCGATTCGATGTTCAGCCAGGCGGTCAACATCGGTCTGGTGCGCGGCAAAGGAATCATCAAACAGAGCTTCGCCAGCGGACGGTTGTCGACATGGCTGGTGCAGCCTGAAGATTTCGGCGTGCTGCGCGAGAACTACGACCGCCTCGACGAGAACATGGGCGCCTTCAATCATTCGATGCTGGTCACGTTCGACCAATTCGTCGGCCTGGTGAAGAACCACCCCGACAAGAACGAGATGCTGAAAAAGGTCAAAGCCTATACACGCGACAGCGCTGGTCTGACCGACACGCGCGGCGGCACGGCGATGAACATCACCGTCGGCGGGCTCTACCCGATGCAGGCGGCGGGACAAGGCGGCCCCCAGATAACCGGGCGCGTCGACTGGATGGGCCGACCGCAACCGCAGCT